GCAGCCGTATCAATATCGACTCTTATTCTGGCATTGGCGTCTTCAGCCATCCACTAGCACCCTCTTTACTTAGGCATTTACAAGACCGAGAGATGCTTCTGAGAGCTTAACTCCAGATGCCTCTTCGACAATCTTGTAGACTGTTGGAAGATCTAGATTATCTTCCAAAGCCTTTAAATCTTCAGCCATCTCTGGCTTGTACTGCTTCATTGCAATTTGAACACATTCCATCAGTAGGCTCATGGACTTGTCATTGTCTTCTGCTACTGCTGTAATACCCTCAAACTTTTTCATAAAAGGGCGGAGCAAAGAAATCTTTAGGGGTCTAACCTTAACTTCTGTTCCGTCAATTAACTTAATTGTTTTCTCTTCGTATACTTCTGTACTCATATTTTAATGTTCCTTCCGCTATGAGGCTTTTATTAATTATAACACAAAACCTTTTATTTTTTAGGCTTTTTGGTCAAATCTTCGTATCCAAGGCCCATCCCAATACCAAACCCAGCATTTCTAGCATTCACGCCTTGCAAAGCTAGAACGTCATTTCCATCTCTTGCCTTACCACCACTAAAGACCCTAGCCTTCATCTCTTCCCACTTGTTTCCTGAAGACTCTGCGTTGTTCTTATCTATGTCTACCCCCTGAATAGCAGCTAAGAACTTTTTCTCTTGATAGTCAAGCTCTCTCTTTGATTCTAGAGTTATCAGGAGTTCTGGCATGGAAAGGGAAAGTTCTAGTTGCTGATAATCTTTCCAGATTCCTAGCAAAAAAACCTCAGACTCAAGCTTGGCTAAATCAAGGTTTTCCCAAGAAGAGCCACTATCTTTTGCTTGTTCTTTTACTGGCTCTTCGGACTCTTCATTAATTTTTATTCCTGCAGACACCTCTAGGATTTTATATATTCCCTGCAAATCCACAGAATCTTCTAGCTTATCAATAGTGGATATTTCTGGACAATGCTGTTTCATAGAAATAGCTGCACAGTTTGATAAAAAGATAATTGCTTCTTCGTCATTATCTGCCGTTTTTACAAGCTCAAAGGCTTCCATAAACTCTCTTAGATATTTTAGTTTTAACGGAGATAGCTCAATTTCTGTACCGTCAACTAAGACTACTTTTCCTGTTTTATATACTGATGTTGCCATTATATAAGTATACCGCAAAAACAAAATTACCCAGCCTAAAAAGACTGGGTAACTCTGTATTGTTAAGTTATATTACGATACTATGTTTGGAATGGTGCGGTCTACGATTTTACCGTAGGATGCATCACTGTTAGGCAGTAGACGGAATGAAACTTCGTACATTGTCGGCTCGTCACGCTTTGCGGATACTGTAACGCTCTCAATTGAAAGTGCACGGTATGCAACGTAAATACGCTCAATCTGCTCGGTTGGGTCACAGTTACCTGTACCTGGACCAACAGCTACTAGACCACGCTCTACTGGACATTCTCCAATGTCACCAGCAGACATGTTTAGCACCTGAGATCCCGCCGAGATTCCATTAGTGGAGTTTGTTGTTCCATCTAGGTTCTTAGCCCCAGCAGTTAGATCTTCGTCTCTACCAGCCAATGAGAACAACAAGTTCTCTAGTGTCGCTTCAGCAAAAGCAGTATTCAGGTTAACCTGCATACCCTGCTTGTATAGCTTTGCAACGTCAAGCACCTGATCAACCTGTACTTCACCAAAGTCTGGCTGGAATTGAATTTCCAAACCGTTCATGGTGTAGCCAACGTTACGGAATCCAGCAGTTTCTGCAGCTGTACTCGATAGCGTTTGGCGGTATGTTCCTGTTGTATTTCCAACAGTTCCTTCTTCTTCGTAATCTGGAAGTAATGCGTCTGTTAAGACTCCTCCTTCGTACGTAAACAAAGCAGCTGCACCAACAATAATGTTGGTGGCTTCACCTCTTTTGTAATTAGCCATGTAATTCACCTCTTCTTTTTTTTAGATAATAGGCGTGTTTCCTCAAAATTAATTATATCAGCCTATTTTAAATAACTTGTTTTGTTATTAGCCTTTGTTCTGGAACCCAGTCATTATTAGTTAATTCTGGCATCTGGTGATAGTCATACTCAATAATTATCTTGTTTCCGCCATAAGTTCTGGCTGTTCCGAAGTCAATAATGTCTCTGGACTCCTCTAGCTGATATACCTTAAAGTTATGAAAGTAGAACATGTTGTCTATTAGGTCTGGATTTTGAGAAGTTCCTATGTTTACCTGCCTATTTGAGCACCAATTGTTTACTTCTTCCGCAGTTTCGTCTCCACGGTCCATTAATCTTAGCGTCTGTTCTTGAATTTGAACCATTTTTTCAATAGGGTTTTCTCCATTAGCATAGAAGTAATACATTACCTGTTCACATTTAATGTGTGGAAAACTTCTTCTATTCATTTTAATTAGCCTATCCCAAGTTGCCATTGTTCCACCAGTTGGAAAATATGAGGTTAGGTCGTTGATTGTTGATGGCAGTGTTGGGAAAAAGGGGGTGTCTAGGCTAGTGCCCTCAAGAATCTTGCTTTGTAAATATTTATTTACCCATAAAACTGGGGTATTTAATAGTGAGTTATTAGCCAATCTTTGCTACCCCCGCATTTGCTACCCAGCGATATCCAGTAGAAACTCCACCAGGCTTGCCAGTTCTTTTTCCTTTTGCCAAGTTCTTTTTATATACTGTGGGGTTTTCTAGATAGGCTGCCATACCACTAGCCCTTAAAAAAGCTTGAGTAAAATACTTATTAAAGAAGTTGTCAAAAACTTCTTGAAACTTTCCTTCAGTCTTTCCTCCAGGATTTTGAACATATATTGGTCCTTTTGAAAAAACCTCTTCTCCATCATCGAAATATCTCAGGGCCTGAGCATTTACTGGAACGATAGTGACAGGAATGCCTTCTTCCATAATTCTTGCCTTATCGTAAAAAGGAGTATTCGATCCATTCTGAATTGTAGTAGACTGCCTAAAAGATGAGCCAAACGAGAGGCCTAGGTTGCTTACAGTATAGCTTATGTCGTAAAGTCTTGCACTAGGACTTCCAGCCTTGTGCCACTCGTATACGTGATGTAGTATTGAAGGATTTACTTTTGCATTAGAGTCTATGTAGCTCTTTAGAATTTCTACTGTCTGAACTCCCAAGGAATGCATTAGCTGCTGCTTACCCATCTGAATGCCGTCTAAAAATCCAGAAGAATAATCCATCATGTTTTTCATGTCTTTACCAAATTGTCTTCCATCAAACTTAACTCTCATAGGTCTGCCGCCTGATTCTCTGATCTACGAAGAACTATTCTGTAATATTCTACTGATCCAAAAGGGCCAGTATATGGCTCTACGGTAGCTACCTCAAAAAGCGTTGATTTTCCTGCACGTGGTCCAGCAGTCTCAACGTATATTTCGTTAAGAGTCTTGTCTTTAATGTTTGTTACAATCACGTTTGTAATAGAGTTCTGATCCTTATTGGTTGAAAACCTAATATCTGTTTTTGCCCTACCCAGCATAATTGTGTCTTGAGTAATGTTTGCATTTGGCTTTACATCTTCTTTAAAAGCTGCACCAGCAGAACTAAAGTTACAGGCAATAGTCTTATCGTGAATCCAGTTTTTCTTAACATTACCGTAAGCCCCCTGATCTACAATGGGGTAGTAGATGTCTGCAAGCATTGGAAAAACTATTGAGGTATTTTCGCAGGTAGCCATTATAAGACTCCAAGTCTAGTAATAGACTTAGCATACTTTGAAAGTATCTTGTCTACTATAATATTTCCTGTTCCCTCAAATACCCTGCTATCAAACTGTAGTCTAAACTGGTCTGTATTATATGCAGAAATATATCTTTGGTAATAGTCATTTCTGCCACACTTAATGTCGTCGATTAGCAGAGTTGCTGCTCTAACGATGTCTGAGGGCACTGAAGGGTATCCCACCTCTAAAACAAACTTGTAGTCATATCCGTTGGGAAAGCCTCGTAGAGGCGGTAGGACGGTATCTACAAGGTCTGAGCCAGCGGCTGGTAGGATCAATGGGGCCTGTTCGTTTCTGTTTACTCCATCAAGGACGGTTTCCGTTATTGCCGTTTTATCCCTAGTTATTTCATAAGTGCGATCTTCAACCAGTACGTCATTTTCATAGACAGCCAAGATTTTTTTTACGTCCCACCATAGAGGTATATAGTCTGCTCCAAGACCTACAACCTCTAGGGTTCTTTTTTTGTAATAAAATCCTTCTCGAATAGTTGAGTCAATGACCGCTCTTGCAATTTCTTCATAATTAGTGTATTCTGCAATTTCTGAGGCAGTCGTGCCAAGAGTTGCTGGTGTCACATACGGTCTACGTATTTCGTATGTTTCGTCATGAATAATGTCACCAGATGCATCTGTAATTACAACACGATAATCGGTATCATATTTACCAGATAGACCGATTGTCCAAACATAGTTTGCGTTGTCTGTTACGGTTTTTGTTGTAGAGGAAAGGTCTGCCAAGTCAGTAATTGTTGCTACAAAAGCCTCATTTGAAACATAGGCTGTTGGAATTGTAAATGTAATATTTACGTCTTGATATGGTAGAACTCTTAGTAATTCCATTATTTGCCGAAATCTCTCGCAACTTCTTCTGGGGTTGCAATCCTAATGTGGTCACGTGTTGCCCATTTTTCTGCAGCCTGCTTGGTGACAATGTTATACCCTTTGGAAACCTGGCCCACCCCAGACCAAGTAACATTCTTTGTAGAATATACCGCAACTGTTTCTTTTTCATTGGATGGAATTAACTTGACAGCTTCTTTTTTGTCTGCACTTCCAGAACCAATTACATTGTCGTCATTAGACACAACTGACACGTTTGGGCTAGTGGCCATCTTATCTGAAGAAATTACGTCATTGCGTTCTTCTTGAGCCTTTACGGCTTCTTTATATTTTTCTATAAGTAGGTGAGGAATAAGAGCTTCGCCGTCTTCTAGCTTGGCAAGAGGTACATCTTTAAATTCTGAATTATTTTTTTCGGACATGAGTGTCTCCTTCTTTACCTTTAATTATAACAGATATTAGAAAAGGGAGCAGGAGATTTTACTCACCTGCCCCCTTTTAGTAGGTTGCTTTAGACTTATGAAGGGTCTGAAGCGTTTGCGTCAGCGAACGCAATTGCGTCCTCTTCTTCCCACTGAATACCGAAACGTACGAATACGGTGTACTCAATGGTGTCCTTCTTAGGAACATACTGACGGTTAACAGTGATGTCTCTCTGGAAACCCCATACACGGTTCTGTGGGAATGTAAGGTCTACATATCCTGCAGGGTAGTAAGGAACTTCCTGAACATCGATGCCTAGAACACGGGTAGTGCGGGCACCACCGAATGTCTGGCCCTGGCCGTCAAGGTAAGCCTGGGTATTAGCCTGGGTGTTACCGTTCTGACCTAGTGCCTCGGCAATTGCATCTGATAGGGTTCCGTTATTCTTAACGATTCCCTGGAATGCGTCTGTACCAGCGTAGAACTTAAGATTGCTCTTAAGTGCACGGTACTTCCTTGGCAATGCAAGAATAATCTTCTGCATTACGTCTGGAGTCCATGCGTTGTCTGCAACTGTTACAACTGCTTCGTGTGCATCTCCTGTAGTAGCCTTGTTAACAAATCCGTCCATGATGGATAGGAATGCGTCTGAGCCAGTGCCAGTACCGTTGATAGCTAGATCTTCGATGTCATTTGCAAATGCATTTGTCATCAAGCGAACTAGGTGATCTTCGAGAGCACCTCCTTCAACGTTGTCTTCTAGTGCTTCAGCTGAAACTTCCCAGTCTAGACGAATTTTCTTGGTAGAAAGTTCGACCTTTGAGAATGTTGCACCTGTGTTTGTGTATACGGCATCAGCCTGAGCTGCTGCACGGATTACACGTTCGCCTACGTTAACTTTTTCAAGTTCCATAGAGTTGGCTCGCATAGTTACACGACGACCATCTTTGGCGAGAATAGTGGCGTCCCATACGTAGTCAATAAAACGACGTGCCTGTTCAGGGCGTAGGATACCGCTTGCCGCATCACCCGAAGGATTTACGGCATTTGGACCACTTGTTACTCCTAGTGTTGCTGTTGGGATGTTGCCCAGTGTGTCTGCACCTGGGTCAGTTACACCACCAATTCCTCCAGACGCAAATGCTCCTTGGCCATTAACCTCGTTAGCACCAGTACCTGGATAGTTTTTAATAATCTCTTCCGACATAATTGTCACCTCCTGTGATATTTTTTTATTTGAATAGATCGGCAGTTTTGAGGAAACGTCCGCCCCATAGGGATTTCTGAACCTTTTCTGGCTCAGATTCCTGAACGATCTCGCCTAGATCGCCAGACTTGCGGAAAGCGGTATCTTGCTCTACAGCATCTACCCTCTTTCCAAACTCATTAAACTGTCCCTTGGCTTCTGTTACCTCATTTTTTACAGAGTCAATTGACTTGCTTAGTGCAGATACCTGCTCGTGTAGAGCTTTTACGG